TGAAGTGGGGTCGACGAAAAGACGATCAAGGAAAGCGTCTTTCCAGGAAAGAAAACAAGAAGACCGCTAGAGCAGAAAGAGACGCGGAAACAAAACGACGCCTCGAGAAATCCAGTGGCAGTCTTGGATTTAGAAAAGCGAAAGCCATAACCGGGGTTGTTGGTAAAACCGTAGCGACGAACATTGCTGTGAATTACGCTGGCTTTGCTATTCGATCGGTCGGAACCAGAGCCGTCGTAGGTAAGGGTATGGACGCTATGGTCGCTAGCACTGGTGTTCAAATGGCAGCACTTCTTGGTATGGGCGTTCATTCCCTAAACCTGAATATTGCTGCAGTGAAGGACGTCAACAGCATCGTGAAGTATAAGGAGTAGGCCGTGAACGAAGCCGTCACCTACGACGACTACCTAGAACACTACGGTGTCAAGGGCATGAAGTGGGGTAAGCGGAAGACGAGTGATTCTTCTAGCGCCCCGAACCGAAAGCAGCGTAAGAAGAATCGGAACGACGCCTATGCGAAACTCTTGGATGACGATACAAACAACGTTCGGGAAGTAAACGCTGAGGCCAAGCGTCTTAGGAAGGAAGAAGGCGTCCGTAGGAGCCAATCCCTTGGCGAAGCACATAAGAATACGGGCTATGTCGAAAAGCAAGAAAGGGCCCTGAGCGAATACAAGCAGACGGTAAAGGACAACACGACTCGAGGCGATAAGGTTCGAGGAGCAGCAGGCGACGCTTTGGCTGTTACTGCCGGGGCCATTGTAGTAGCCGATATGGTTAGCGGCGGCCGCTTAACCCGATCCGCTCTTTCTATGACTACGAAATCCGTCAAGAACGCCTCTGCCTTTGTGAACTCCTTTGATTTCGATAACGCTTACGTCAATCCAGACGGTTCTCGAATCAGAACCCCTCGCCCCAACTTCGGAGGAACGACCACGCAGGTATTCCCTAAAGAAGTGACTAAGGGTCGAAGGGCTCTACCTAGATAGGAGGTGAAATCTATAATGTCAGTTCCAGACACTTACGACGACTACCTAGCCCACTACGGCGTCAAGGGTATGAAGTGGGGCAGGCGGAAGAACGAGAACTACTCTTCCGACCAACGGGCCCGTGATAGCCAAATCTATGGCAACCGCGGAGTCAAGCGAATCAACAAGAACATGAACAAGGGCGAAAGCGTATCCACCGCTAGAAGTCGAGAGAAGACCAGGCGCGATACGGTCACCGAAAAAGCGGTCGATATTCGCGGTCGATCTGACACGGCTCGAGTTCAGAAGCAGTTTATTGGAGGCGCTATTGGCGGTTTTGCTGGCAGAGCCGCTGGTTCTGCAGCGGTTTCCGGTATCGGAAAAGCAGCGACATCCCGAACGGGTCAGCAGCTAATCACGAAGATCACCGGCGACCCCGTAAAGGCCGCAATGCTGGGCGCTACTGTGCATGGTATAACTCGAAACCCTGACACGAAAAACGCAGCTATGATTGGCGGTGCCGCCGTAGGCGCTATCGTCGGATCTAAGGCGCCTCGCTCTGCATCCAAGGCGTATGTCCGATCCAAGGGTTATAACCCGAACAGACGATAGGGGGTATAGTGGTTACCGTTGATATTTCCTACGACGACTACCTAGAACACTACGGTGTGAAAGGTATGAAGTGGGGCAGGCGGAAGAAGCGTAGTGATACGTCAACTGACGCAGACACGACATCCGACTCAGCTGCACCTAGGAAGGTCCTAAATAGGAAGAATCTTGCTATTGGTGCAGCGGTAATCGGCGGCGTAGCTGCTGTTGGCGTGGGTGCAGCGATCGCATCTAATCGACATACTGAGGGTAAGAAAGCAGCAATGCGATCTAAACTTGCCGAGCAGTCGAAGATGAGTTTGGTCGAGATGTACCTTAAGAACCAGCCGCCTGCTGCTCCGGCCGCACCAAAGAAGTCGGCTTATAAGGATAGGCATAAGCGATCCGATGCTAAGCGGTATGGAGAGAAGGGCGCTAAGCGAGTCGAGAAGCTCGTCGACAAAGGATATTCTCTTCGAGATGCTAGGTCGAAGGAGTTCTCTCGTAAGATGAAGCGCCAAATGGTCGAGGGCGCTCTACAGCTTGCCTTCTCTAGGGGGTAACACTTACGTAATAAGAAAGGAGGTGAGGTATGGGTGATATTAGAGACCGACTTGCGCACGCATGGAACGCATTTTCGAACAAAAGCGAACCAGAGCTTGGTAATCTCGACTATGGAAGTTACTCTTATGGGATGCGACCCGATCGTGTATCGGCTAGGCTGACTAGCGAGCGATCAGTCATTTCTCCAATCTACACAAGATTGTGTGTGGACATTGCTTCGGTAGAATTAAAACACGCCCGTGTTGATGAGAACGGAAGCTTTCTCGAAGAGATCAACAGTGGACTAAATTATTGTTTGGGTATCGAAGCGAACATTGACCAGGCGGCTACGGCGTTTCGACATGATATTGTAATGACGCTCTTTGACAAGGGCGTTGCTGCGATTGTTCCGGTCGACACGTCCATTAATCCGGATGGAACGGGAAGCTACGACGTCAAGACTCTTAGAGTCGGTGAGATTGTCGCATGGTTCCCAAAGCATGTTCGCGTGAGTCTTTACAATGAAGCAGTTGGGCGTAGAGAAGAGGTTACCCTTCATAAGTCATTCGTGGCTATTGTTGAGAATCCTCTATATTCGGTAATGAATGAGCCGAACTCAACGCTGAAGCGTCTTATTCAGAAGCTGAACCTTCTTGACGCTATCGACATCGAAACCGGATCTGGTAAGCTGAACATGATAATCCAGCTTCCTTACGTTATTAAGTCTGAGGCCCGTCGAACTCAGGCAGAACAGCGCCGTACCGATATTGAGTTCCAGCTCAAGAGCAGCAAGTATGGTATTGCATACACCGACGGAACTGAGAAGATTACTCAACTCAACCGACCTCTGGAGAATGAGGGGAGTCTTCTAACTCAGACCGAGTACCTCAACAAGACCTTGTACAATCAACTTGGTCTTACTGACGAGGTCATGAATGGTACGGCTAGCGAGCAAGCTATGCTCAACTATCACAACCGAACTATCAAGCCGGTTGTTAAAGCCATCTCAGAGGCACTTGCCAGAACCTTTCTCACCAAGACCGCTCGTGCTCAGAACCAGGCGATCGTGTTCATCCGAGATCCGTTCGAACTTGTACCAATCGATAACATCGCTGAGATTGCCGATAAGTTCGCTAGAAACGAAGTCCTTACGGCCAACGAAATTCGATCAATCATCGGGTTCCGTCCTTCCAAGGAGGGTAAGGCTGACCAGTTGGTCAACAGTAACATGCCTCGCGATAAGGTTATTCCTTCCGAGGGTCTTCCGCCGACACCGGCCGAAGTAGTAGAGCCAGAACCCGAGTGACATCCGTCGCATCGTGTGAAGCTCAACCGTAACGCAGAATGAAGGAAGGGGAAAAGTCAAAATGGTGGAAGACTTTAGTGGTTACGCCACTAAGCATAACCTCAAGTGCTCAGACGGACGAACCATTATGCCGGACGCATTCGCGCATAACGATGGTATGACCGTCCCGCTCGTGTGGCAGCATGGTCACGGTGATCCGGAGAACGTGCTTGGTCACGCAACTCTCGAGAATCGCGACGATGGGGTCTATGCGTACGGGTATTTCAATGCGACTCCCGCAGGCAAGAACGCAAAGACTCTTGTGCAGCATGGTGACATCACCGCGCTGTCTATTTACGCCAACCAGTTGGTTGAGCGATCGAAGAACGTCATTCACGGGGCCATCCGAGAGGTAAGCCTTGTGCTCTCCGGAGCTAATCCAGGAGCCCTCATCGACAACGTCAACCTCCGTCATTCTGATGGCGATGTTGAGGTTCTCGATGACGAAGCAGTAATCTACACCGGTCTTACTTTGTCTCATGCGGAGAAGACCGTCACCGAACCCACCAAGGATTCCGATGCGGGATCAGAAACCAAGGAGAGCAACATGGCTGAAAAGACCGTCAAGGACGTCTTCGACGAGATGTCCGAAGAGCAGAAGAACGTCGTCTACTTCATGATTGGTACCGCCCTTGAAGAGGCTGGCGCCGACACCGACGACACCGACAACGGAGAGGCCGCTCAGTTCGACGGCTCCCCCTTCATCACCCACCAGGAGGCTTTTGAAATGACCCGCAACGTGTTCGAGATGGCAGGTGCCGACAACGGCGCCGAGTCCGGATCGGCCCTCTCTCACTCTGACGTCGAGGCTATCGTCAAGGACGCTCAGCGTGTCGGTTCCCTCAAGGAGGCTGTCCTCGCACACGCAGGTACCTACGGCATCGACAACATCGACCTGCTGTTCCCGGATGCCAAGTCCATCACCAACACCCCGGACTTCATCTCTCGCCGCACCGAATGGGTCCAGTCTGTCCTGGCCGGTACCAAGCACTCCCCGTTCTCCCGCATCAAGACCGTCCACGCTGACATCACCGCGGATGAGGCACGTGCCAAGGGTTACGTCAAGGGTAACCTGAAGAAGGAAGAGGTTATCAAGCTCCTCCGTCGAA